AGTTGTTTAGCTCCATTTGCTACGCCTTGAAGGTCAAAAGGAGTGGTAGCAGCCGTTTTTACCAATTGCTGCATGAGGGCATTCGCCTTATCCTCACTGCCAAGCATTGTCTTAAATGCAACTTCCAATTGTTGAAACTCACCGCGAACTTGAGCAATATTTGAAATCAACTCTTTCGCTGTAAATCCCGCTCCAAAAGCAGCAGCAGCTTTAGTCATACGGTTAAATAGATCTTCAATACTTAACCCACTTTGTTCTATTTGTTTAGAAGTGTTTCTTACTCCATTCTCACATTCATGTAATTTGCGTATGAAGTTGGAGTTATCGCCAGTGATATCAAAGTGTAATCCAGCCATAAGTCTTTTCGATAGAAATAGTTCCGTGCAACATTACACGGCAATACAAAGATAATAAAAATGACGCAGTTAATGTCGCTATCATAAGAAAAACATATTTAATACATTATTTTTTTATCTTTAATTTTGTTTGCATTGTTATATAAAATACATTTGTACAAACATTATTGTAAAACTGTAAAAATATGGATTTCAAGGATCAAATTTTACAACTGTCAGACCGCATAAAAAAACAAAAAGATAGCATATCTACAGAAGAAGCCACAAAAAATGCTTTCATAATGCCATTGATAGCTTCTTTAGGGTATGACGTCTTTAATCCTTTCGAAGTTGTTCCGGAAATGGACTGTGACTTAATCAGAAAAAAGGGAGAAAAGATTGACTATGCTATAATGAAGGACGAAAACCCGATACTTCTTATAGAGTGTAAGCATTGCAAGCAGGACTTGAATCTGCATGACACCCAACTACAAAAATATTTCGTAGCCTCTAAGTCTCGCTTTGGAGTTCTCACCAATGGCATAGAATACCGTTTCTATACTGATTTGGAGAAGGTTAATATCATGGATGAAAGGCCATTCTTAGTTGTAAATATGCTAGATCTATCTGATGCAGACATAGAACAACTAAAAAAGTTCCACAAATCTTATTACAATGAAGATAATGTACTTAGCACAGCAAATGAATTAAAATACACAACGGAGATAAAGGATATTTTCAACAAAGAAATACAATCTTGTACATCTGATTTTGTTAGATTCTTTGCAAAACAAATATATACAACTGGACAAATCACACAAAAGGTAGTTGAAATGTTTACCCCACTTGTAAAAAAGTCAATGTCTATTGTAATAAATGATATCATAGCTGAAAGGCTTAATACAGCAATGAAAAATGACGAACAGGTAGAAGACACAACTAATCTTTCTAGTAATTTAGCTAATCCCCCCAAAGAAAATGCAGAAAGCAAACTGCCTAAAGGAGTAGTTTATATGGACAAGGAAGCAGGGATAGTCACTACACAAGAGGAAATGGATGCTTATAACATTGTGAGAAGCATACTTAGACGTAATGTAGATGCTTCACGAATCACCTATAAAGACTATAAAAGTTACTTCGTTATAAGCTTAGACAACAGCCAATGGTATTGGATATGTCGTATTTCTATTGGAACTAGGAAGAAGCAAATAGGAATACCAGTAGATAAATATAAAAACTGTGAATGGATTCAGATTGATTGCATAGACGATATATTCAAATATGCGGACAGACTTGAAGAAACACTAAAAATGGCAATGAAAGGTATCAATTAAAATTTGCGATATGAAATATCTTATACTAATTATAATTTTTGCATTCCAAGCACTATACGTTAACGCTCAATGCAATGAGAAAACAAAAGAACAAGTAGATTCTCTAAAGGTTTCAATACCTTATCCTAAATTTAACATCAATGACACGCTGTATATTGCTTTCATAAACTGCACAGAAATTGGGACCGACAAAATAACAGAAAAAGATATAGAGGTGGTAGAAGCCAAGATTATCAATATGAAAATATGCAATGACGTAGGAATCCCAGATTCTAATCCTATTTTTTGTTTGGGAGGAACTTTACCAGTTGAATGGAAATATCAGTTTATTGACACACGGATAAAATCTCCGAAAATCAAAGATTGCTCAAAATTTTATTCTGAAGATAGATTTTCAACGAGCATAATAGGGGCTAAAGAAGCAATAATCGAAGAAAATTTGAAATAAAACAACTTTTTGTTCTATTTCACCGATAAATCACGGGAGTTTTTGTATAACCCTCGTGATTTTTTTATCCCTATTTTTTAGGATTGTTCTATTTGTCATATTTAGTCCCATCTCATAGCGCTTATCTTTGCTATGTTTTCCGGATCATCCGCATTAATAAACGTCTGGTTGTTATGAATACGTGCTTCTTTCTTTTCTTCATCAGTAAGATATACAGAAGTAATCGCATCTGCCATCAACATCTGCAGGAATGAATAACTGATATCCCATACAATTTGCTGAGGTGTCATATTTAGTTTTTCACAAGCTGGTAATATCAAAGAACCAAATACGCTTTTCCCCCCAAATGTGATTGAATTACCTTTCTTTTCTTTTATCTTAGATATTCTGGCTAATTCTTTGCGTTCACGATCAATACCCAAATGTTTGATGAATGTCCCTATGTTGTCGTCAGTGAGGACCATTACAAGAAGTTGAGCCATTTCCTCATTAGACAAATTCTTCTCGAAAAAAGTGCAACGTTTGTTGATAATGGAGTTGTCAAATAATTCTTCTTTTTTGTTGATGGTATGATAGGATAATAAGCGGCATACGGTTTCTCTTTTACCTTGACATAATCTTAGAGCTTCCATGTATGGGTTTTGCTTAATGATATTTGTATTCATCTCAAGGCTATCAAGTAACCTTGAAATGAGATACGTTTTACCTAGAGATACAGGGTATAGATAAAATTGCTGTTTACCTATTTGAAAGCCGTAAGGTCTTTCCATAACCGTATCAGCAATATTCATTTCTATAAGGTTGCTATCTTTTTGCATAATGTACTCCTTTTGAATAATATCGGCCATCTTCACAAACAGCCGATATCAATTTATAAACTAAAAGTTTTAAAGTAGAAGCCATACACTTCATTTCTGAATGCTATACATACAAAATTAACGGTTAATATTTTAATTTTTATATGTCAATTCTGTGTAAAATCACTCAGATGTAATTTTATTGAATTTCACTGTAGCCGAACCATCAGACGGTTTAAGTGCAGAGAATGTATAGGTCCTTACAACTCCATCTGCTGAAGAGTAAGAAGTTTGTACGTTAACAGATGCACGATCAATCTGAACACCGATTGCATCTTCATTTTCAGGAATAACCTGAACAGCAAACTCGTCTTTCACTACACCGTCTATATCTGAAATCACAGATAATTTTTCAGCTTTTTCAGGAGCATCTCGTATCTGGAAAGAAAGCTCATATGTGTTCGCCTTATATTTTACAGCCTCATTATCACCGCCTTCAATTTTGGCTTCCATTTTTTCCCCTTGTGTAGTTTCAAGAGAAGTACTCCCGTCTACAGGTGTAGGCAGCTCCGAAAATGAAGCTCCACCTACTTTTTTTACTTTAATAGTCGGCTTTCCCCAACCAATAGTAATAGTATCTGCTGCCATAATTATAGATATTAATAAATGTTTTATTCATTACATATTTCAATATACAGTTTGTTGTTAACAAAATGTTCTGTATGTCCATCCTCAAAAGAAACACCTGTGGAATATACTTTTTGGCTACATTCAGTTGGTACAACATGAATACCGGTGGTATAAATAGAAAACAGGAATTTGGATAAACGACATATTTCCCCAATACGAACAGTATCCTTTTCCCATGCTTTTGTTTCCGCATTCCATTGATCACTGACATACACATTGACATTCACATAAGCTCTTTGAATCTGGCCGCACCCTTCATTGGCAAGTACGAATATAACTATATCCTCCTTGTCCGATTTGTTTGGTCTTCCTCTGTCACTCAATTTACCAGAAACATTTTGTTCAAGACTTGTTCCCTTGATCTTGTGATAAACAAACTTAGCTATTTCAATGTCTGATTTCATTATTTAGCAATCTGTCTTTTTAGTTTCTCAAGCATCTTGGGAACCTGGTCTATTGCCCATAATTCCGTTGATGCAAGTACGTCCTTGTTCTCCATCGCTTCCACATATTCAGCATAGTTCATTCCGGCAACTATAACAAGTACATAGTCATTGGAATACCTCTTAACAAGTTCCTCTGCCAACTTCTTACCTACAGTTACGCCTTCCGAGCCTTGCTTTATCTGATTAAAGTCCGAGTATTGGATAATACTACCGTTATAAGCTATTACATAGCCAACTGAGCTGCGCAGGTTACCGGACTGGTCGTACCAACTTTTATCACCACCTCTATTACGTACTCTTGAAACACATTGCTCCCCAAGGTAAGCCAAGGCGCGTATTGTCAGTCTTTCAACCCGTTCGGCTTCTTTCATAAGTACATTATGAATCTCATCCAGTTTGGTAGTCATTCTTATGCCCATAATACTAAACCCAAATTTTGCACTGAAGTTGGTAACGATGGAAACCTTTTACTTCAAATTCCCTTTCAATTCCTCCGAGAAGACTTATCTTAACCCTGTCACCAACAGTAAAGGTTTGACAATTGCTTGGAAGACATACCGTATATGAATAGCTTTTCACGACCCCATCCTCAAACTCCCTTTCTTCTACCTTGCCAGAAGGTACAGCATCACAAGGGATTGAGCCTTTCCATTCAGTTGAACCGGGGTGGTAATTGCCATTTTCATCTTCATATCCAGGATTAGATATAAGGTATTGCAAACGGTGTGGTTTTCTATTTGCTACTGCCATACTACAACAAACAATCACCCACATATACCATTGGCTTTGCCTCCAGTTCTACCGAAGGCTCACCAATAGTATTGTAGATGGAGTTAACACGTAATAATATACGTTCTTTATCTTTATCGGACAAAGCCCCAAAGGACTTGTCTGCCTCAGAGAAATTGATAGCCTGAATCAAAGACCAAAGACAATCAGCCAATGCACCCTGATATTCGTTAGAATGAGCTATATCACAGCTAAACTCTTCGTATCCATTGAGTTTACGTTTGATCATTACATTCTCTACAAACCCCATTGGAATAGGATAATGTATTTCGTCTATGAGAGCTTGCTGAATTGTCTTCATTGCTTACGATGCTTTATGAGATTCAACGGCCTTTTTCAATGCTTCTTCGTCTGCATCGTTCAATCTGTTGACTGCTGCAACGAGCTTCTCGTCAGAAACAGTAGAAGTCAGATTCTTGCCTGCAATCTTGTTATATTCCGTCACAAACTCCGGCTTTTTGTAAGTTGCTCCCCAGATTGTAATCTTAACGTCAGAAGTGTCTTTTTCTTCTTCTGTGGTATTTACCTCTTGAGCTTCTAGAATGTCCAAAGAGTAGATTTGATCTACATTTTCGATAACCGGTAAGCAAATAGCCTGTCCGTTTGTAAATTCCTGTAACGGATCTGTCTTAGAGTAACGGCTAATCAACTTGTATTCATCAACGGTAGTATATTCAACTCCATTAACAGGATTAGTCGCTTCAGCCAAAGTTCCCCATACAAAAGAACCTACATTATCAGCAGAAGGGAGAAATATCAATTTATTCGCATTCCACGGTTTATAAGATACCCTTTTACCGTTCTTTTCATAAGTTACTGAACGGTCAATCTTCAGGAATGAGATACCGTTATATTGGTCAGAGAACGCTTCATCAAATAATGTAGAAGTAGGCACAGGCAGCTTAGTATCATTATCAAAGGCCTGACCTCGATAATTTGCAGCTAGTTCTTTAGCCCATTGAGACTGACGCATTTTGTTATATGTAGATAAAGCCAGCATAATGACTGAAATACTGTTACCGTCATCGTTAGCTTTACTTATAACTCTTTCAATATCATCTCCTGTAACTTCACCGGTGGTAACAACACCAAAGCTATGTTCTGGAAAATAACCATAATCAACACGAAGACCTATACCAGTATTTTTATCATCATCACCCTCAGTAATGATGACGCCATCAGATAGTCCTGTAAGGAAATTTGCTTCATTTCTCTCATCAATACCAATAGAGCAAGCCGTTCCATCGTCTAACATGCGAGTGATTATGCGGTTAAGGATAGATTTCTTAGCTGTATCCGTGCTGGCATTGGATAAATGAGCTCTCATAATGTTGATGGCATTAATTTGAGTCTCTCTTAGAATCTTTTTAATTCCGATCTTAGGCAATTCCCCGTTTGACCGTGCGATAGAATCTCGCTTTTTAGGTGAAAGCGGAGAGTCCATAGCCACCATGTCAGCAGCGACATATGTAGTATTGGCAGATGTGCCTTCCCATTTCTGATCAGGGGAGTACACTTTAGTAAGCATCGTTTTGTGAAGATAGGTCAAATTCTTGTTTGTTCCATTGATCTTTTCTTTCACATATAGACTCAATTTAGGCCATATTCTTCTTACAAATTCAATAAATAATGATTCATTCATCTTTCACCTCCTTTTAATCGTGTAAAAAAGTCAGTTGCGGCAATGCCGTTTTTAATGCAGCCTTAATGCTGTCGATAGGATAAGGACTTGCCACGTCATTCACTTCGCCAGCATACATGATACCAACGAATGGTTTGTCGGCAGGCTTGGAACAAACAACAACACCAACATATTCATGATTTCCTGGCAATGATTCGTAGGCTGTACCTGCTGAATTAACAGGCATTGGCTTATAAGTATCGTTTTCTGTATCGCGGATAACAATGTGCCCAGCTTTGATCACAGACTGTTTAAATCCAGTCATATCTAGCGTCCGACCATTCATAATTCCGCCTAAATAGTTACGAATAACAATCGAATCCATTCCGGTTAAGATTGTTTCTTGTTCGTTTACTAAATCAGCTTTTGCGCCCATTTTTAATTTGCTTTTGATTAAAGACCATTAGCTATTGCTATGACCTCTTCATCGGTTAATAATTCATCTTTTTTTTGATTCTTACTTCCTGCACCTGGAGGATTACCTAAACTAGAAAGTCCCGCGTCGGCACGCTCCTGGTTGTAAGATTTCAAATCTTCCTCAACTTCGGAATAGAATTCTTCAAACTCTTCATCATTTTCAAATTTCATTTTATTGAAGGATTTCAATGTGCGAGTTCCGAATGTACCAGCATCTTTCAGAAGGGATTCAAGTTTCTCTCTACGTGTAGTGGTAACTTTTTCACCTTTCAATGCTGCGATTTCGTCATTCAGTGTTTGCACTGTCTGAACCAAACCTTTAGCCCATTCCGGAGTATCATCATTCTTTCCTCTGTTTTTGGGATTTTTGGTATTTGAACCAGTTTGACGTCTTTGATTGTTCGAAGATCCGTCGTCGTCGTCATCGTCATCGTTGTCGTCGTCATCTGTTTCAGGGTGATTTTTCTTCCATTCATCAAGCAAGCGATTGGCCTGTGACTGGCCGAAAGGTAAGTAACGTAGTGCAGCTTCAATCTCTTTATCGATTTCGGCATTTACGTCTTCATCTGAGGCATCTTCTGCGGAGGTAAGGTTATCGGCAATCTGAGCAGCGATACCCTTTAGCTCCTTTTGACTGAACCCCAACGCCTTCGTTTTAGGTTTCAGTTTTAAAAAAACTTGCTGTTTTCTGTCCATTGTACAATGTTTTAGTTACTAAAATAGTCTGCATAGCACGTATACCAGCAGACTATTCGCTAGAACTTTACTAAACATTAGAGCAATGAGTCTTTACGACAAGTTCTGTGGCGTACGTCTTCATACGCATCTGATACAAAGGTAATAAAAGTGACATTAAAAATGTCACTTTTCATGTTAAACTATCATAATAAACTCACGAACAGCAGTAATCTTGTACCTTGTGCCGTGAAACTAAGTGTAATTGCATTTCAGTGGTTATTATTTAAGATATAACGGGTTATCCTTTAAAAAATATGGCAAAGTGCCTTTCTTCTTTGCGTCTACTATGCGTTTCGAATTTGTGCCAACCCACTGCTTGAATGCATCCGGCACATCCTTGACTTCATTCACGCTTTCAGTTGTGGAATCACTACGCCCATCCCATTCCCAGAATTCTTCTTCTGTTTTGAGGATAGGAACTTTATAACATAAGTCATTCGGGTGCCATCCTGTCCATGTGAAATCTTTTGGATATTTACCTGCAAGAGTATCACAAATGTCTCCATGAGGCATACGACTATGATGTGATGAGCTCAATTTTATTTCGTATCCTACGACAAAATCCATCTGCTTCCAACGTTCATTTTCGGCCGTTCTATAAGCCATATTTATTTCTGAACGGGCTAAACGAATAGATCTGTACTCACAATCTTGTATATGTTCCGCACTTCCATATTTGCTTTTATAATCTTTTTGCAGTGATGGAAAATTAAGTAAATACTTGCTTATTTGCTTACTTAACGTAACAGCACTAGTTCCTTTTTTAATAGCGCATGAGATTGCAGCCTCCAATTCTTCTTTGTAGATCATAGATTGCTGCCAAAGTTTTGCTGATATATTGAGCCCTTTATCTTTTCGACTCTGGAATGCTTTCAGAGCATCTGAATTTGTTTGATACAAGACTTTATATTTCTCTCTATCAACTTGTGCGTTATATGCTTTTAATACTCTGTTTGCTATCAAATCCTGTGCTTCATTACTATTTTTCCATTCTTCGGTCGTACCTCGATAGATAATTGCGTTTATATCTTCTACGAAATGTCTTTGTATGTCGTCAATTTGTTTTTTAGTTTGAGGATAGTCAGACCATTTAAACGGCTTATCACTATCGGAGGAATATTGAGTGCGTGAAACAGCCTTGGCTGCTTCCAAATTCAGTGTATCGTATATTTGCTCAACGAGGGATACATATCTGCTTAATCTCTCGTTGAGTTCTTGATACTTCTTTTTCTGATTTGGAATCTTAGGCTTTGCCATTATTTCATATACTTTTTATCTTTGCTGTCTGTGGATATAGATGATGTTTTACAATAATCTTACCATAGATCGGACAATCTTGAACCACATATTCCACTGTAATGACTTTTGCATGTTTTTTCATATTTATTCCTCCAAAATTCTATCAGGTGCCGGCATTTCCAATAACCGAATAGCTTTAATTGTTTCCTTACCCTCTAATATAGCTTTGCATAAACGATGATAGCCATCAGCAATTTGACCTACTTCATCAAGAATAATAGGGTATTTAAGAGAACATTGATTCACTCTTTTGCATTGGAAAATGAAACTATGAAGCTGATTACACTCAAATGGCTCAGCGGTAAGGTCTATATTCCATAGTGGCATATTAAGCACTGGGTATTCTTTTGCTTTTGCAAAGTCGTAGAGTGTTTGGGCTTTCCAAATCTTATTTCCACGATGATATTCACTTTCAGCAAAAGTTATATTATCTATTGGAACTTTCATACTATTCTTTCTTGATATATACTTTGATTTCACCGGTAACATGAAGTGCGTCACCGACTTTTTCAACAGAATATTCTATCAACCCTCTTTGAATGATAGAGTTTATAATCGATTGGCGGACTTCATTTTTTACTTCTTTGATAAGCATTTCATCTGATTTCCGATTAGACCAACCTTCGTCAAGTTTCATCTTCTTACGATAATCCTTGATTTCTTTTTTAGTACGGACAAGACAGATGCCTAACTTCTTGGCTTCGTAATTATCAATCCTTTCAATACTCCTCAATCGTTCTTGTGGATTGATCTTCTCTGCCAATCTAATAAGCCAATTTGATATTCTTTTCTTCATTATATTTAATATTAAGCCAGCTGCGCAAACATATGCTTACGCAGCCTAAACCTTTTCTACAACTTGGCAGATAGGCTATTGTACAATCTCCCAGTCTTCTGCGAACACATCACTGATAGACGGAACCCATGAATCAGCACGACCGGTATTTTCGTTGTAGATGAGACACTGACTTGTGTAGTCAATGAATCCCTTGCCTTTCAGAATAAGTTCTTTCGCTGATTGGGGTAGCGATTGCATCTTCGGGATAATGTCACTTTCGATGTGCGCTGGAATCTGTTTGAATACCATTAAGCCTTTGCCATTCCAGCCAGTTCTACGGATAGATCCACCTTGTTTCAACACTTCTATAGCATCACCGAAACACATAGGAGTTTCTCTCTTGACTTCTTGATATGATTCTTCAAACAGTTTTTTGGGTGACCAACTTTCATAGCCATATTCAGTACGAGTGTGATATCCAAGCATGCAAGACTCATGTTCTTCTATTTTACTTTTTATCAAACCTTTACGGCAAGCTTCGCCCAATGTCATAGGTTCGGCTTCAATCTGTTTTGTTCCAATGTACTTTTTCATAATTATATATTTGTTTACAAATTAAACATCTTCCTCCTCATAAGCCATTTTTGCACTCATGACGCCTACCTCACTTACTATTTTGACGGACAGCCCCTTTTGTACGTCAAGCTCAAAAATAACATTGTCATTAAATTGAGTGGAAGAGTATTGGTACAATAGTGCATACTCCATTCCTTCTATCTTTGCGTATATAATAAGCGTCCCATTTTTTTCTCTGTCTATCTGTATTGCACATTTACCAACAGAAATAAATTGACAGGAATAACCCTGTTTTTCTTTACTAAATTTTAGTACATCAGTTTTTGCCATAATATTTATATTTTAGATTGTTATTCCGATTGTTCGAATATATTGCTTATCCTTCTTTTGGAAGCCTCTGCATCTTCTTTTTGAATTTGGGAAAGAGTTTCTTGTGGATCAGTAGAGATACCTAAGTTTTTGATGGCTTCTAATTGGCTGACAACTGCCTTTCCGCCACTTGCCGTAACCCACTTTTCTATTTCTGACTTTTCATCATTTTGAATAAACGGAGTTATGACATGCTCAACCTCAACATTATCTACTTCATCTTTCCAAGAAACATTCATCATTTTCAAGAAAGCTTTGATTACGCTACATTCACGTTCAAACGCTTCTATCCATGCACCACTTTCATCTCCAACCTTTAAATGAGCGTCAGTAAGTAAAGTCTGCCTTGCATCAAATCCAATATTGCCAAGAGACTTCATGTTTTCAAAGGAAATATCCGGCATTTGGGATTGTGACCAGAACAGTTTAACAAGGGTGTCTACATGGTATTTTAACGCCTCGATAGATTGTGCCCATGAAACATAGGACACATCCCCGTTTTGTTCTACGCGGTAAACTCTACGGCTTTCTCCTTTATCTTCTCCTCCTTTCATGCCACCAGCTATTTTTAGGATAGGAGCGGAATTATATGCGATGACATCGCTATTACGTGACAGAGTATATTCGATTTCTTTTCTGATATAGGAAAGACCGTGATAAATGGGAACAGGACGATAGGTGTAGACTCCAGGGATTTTCATAATAACGACCGGTTCTAATTTTACTAATTCCCAGCCGTTTCCCTGTTGTTTCCATTTATAATGGATGTTTGACGTGTATGTTTCAAAGAAAGTAACTTCTTCATTTTTCACCTTTCTAGTGTACTCAAAAGACATTGCGATCATATCACCAAGTTCATCAAGTAAAGGATATAACCTAACACCGTCCATTGGTGAATAAGTTTTGCATTTTAGCTTATATTTACTTTTAAAGCCATATAGAGTGTTGGGACTCTCAACCGTATACCAAATGGTGAACACTTCACATGAAGCAAAGTAAGCATTGCCTCGCTTAATATTTTCACTATCAATACGAGCATACTTATATATCGCTTCAATTGCTTTCGCAATACTTTGGCGGGTTTCATTATCTTCTATGTTATGATATACACGTTTAACCGGAATAGCGAACATGAATTCAGTCATTCGCTTGGTGAGAAGTTTTTCAAGCCCTATATAGATACGCGAAGCTCTCTCTGTATCTCCATTAGAACGGACTTTGTCTTTACGAGTAACTGTGTCAGATACAATCTCATGCTCTGTAGGTTCGTAGTCTTTGAGAAGTTTATCCCATGATGGGACTGTTACAGACTTTTCTTTTAAATCGTTGATAATATTATCAACGGGCCGGGTATTGTCTAAGATAGCGGTAATTTCGTCCATAGGCTGTTCCGTACTTCTTCATACGGTGATTAGTTGAACATATATAAATACTCCCCCCAAAACCGGATAGCACAATACGCACTATCCGGAAACGTGAAGGAGCACGTTAGCATCAAATGCTACGGTGCAAATATAATAAAAGTGACTATAATAATGCGACTTTTAAGTAACTTTATTTTTATCTAATGCTTAGATACCTTTTTCACAAACTCACCACATGCTTTTAAGGCATCAGATAATTGCTTTAAATCATAATCATCTTGTATCTCAATAGTATACTTTGGAAATTTATTACGAATAAGCAATAATCTATCATTTTTATCATCTTGCCGAAACTCAAATACTGGTGTAGGCAAAGCTATCGAATACCAATGGGAAAACATATAGTCGCCCATCTCTGCCATGATGTGCGCTATTTCGTTGGCACAATTCGAGTTGTTCGCATACTTGCTATCATCAAGAATGGTAATCCTTTGAGTTTCGTTGAACTCGTGTTCTTTAAACTTACATACTATCAAGTTCTCTATATCAGTCAAGACCCACCAGTTTGGCAGGTCTTGACTATGTTCTAATTTAAATCTGTTGGTCATATTATTTATCTTCTATTGAATAATCGCCACTTGCAGCAGGCGCAAACTTATCTACGATTGTTCCAATTCTTAAAGCATCTTCATCTGAGATTTCAATTTGCATATCTTCATTACAAATCATTTCAATACTGTTACTTTCAAATATCTCAAGTAATTCACTGTTATTGCAATATAATATTTTCATATTCTTTGCCCGTCATGCCGATAGCACAGCTTATAAGATTAATTATTATTCTACTTCTTCTGCTTCAATCACATAGCTTCTTCCATCCCAATCGAAAGATCGGGTACCATCACTGAATGTAGGTGTAGCACCATCCACATACTTGCGTGAACGGATAACGGCAATACCCCAGTTGGCGGCGTATCCTACTTCTTCGTTGTCGGCATACTTTTCATTGAACATATCAAGAAGCATCTTATAAGCCTCTTTTAGAGTCAATTCTCTTTCAACGATTATTTCTGTCCTACCATTAAATTGGATGTCTCTGTTGGCAATGTAGCCATTTGTTTTTGCGATGATTCTGTAAGTTGCCATAATAAAAACAGTTTCTACGTGTGTCTCACGCCCGTACGATGGGTATTAATTAGTTCTTTTATATATGTAAATATAGTAATATTATTTGGATTGACAAAGTATTTACGATTATTTTTTTATCATTTCTTGGATAAATTCAATCTTTCTTCACTCGTATAAGCTACTGCAAGACTTGAATTGAGACCAAACCTAAAAACTAAAGCGTTGTTTATCTCTCGATCGGTAGTATTGTGATCAAACTCTTTGACGAAATCATTATATCTACCTCTTATAATGTACCTATCTGTTAGTATCTCTTGTCCTTGTCTGTCCACTAATGTACCAATCGGATGAAAAGAACAACTATCAAAATAATAATCGTCTTTATTATTGTACACCTTGTTTATTCCATTTTCTTTTTCTATCTTTGCCTCATCATCATGGAATTGGGTGGTTGTGGAGACTGCCCTTTTTCTTTTTTCCATAGCCTACCTCATTACTTCCTTGAAGCCTTTGCTAAATAAACAGCTGCCATCTGTTCACTTTCATCAATAGTATTCACTTTCCCCTGCTTCATCCATGCTTCTATTTCAGTACGATCAAAGTACAACTGTTTTCCATTAGGTTTGTAGTGCGGTATTTGATGATTACAGGTAAGTTTATACAAATGACTTTTACTAAGCCCAGTTAATAGCGATACATCATCCAATGTCAGCACATTCTTTGCTGCCAATAAGGTATAAACTAAAATCTGATTAATCTTTTCTTCCATTGTTCTTGTTTTTATATGGAAGAGCCTTAATGCAGAACGTTGGTCGGTTCTGCCTATTTGCTCATTCAAAACGGTGTTACCAACTATCACCGTTGTAAGAACAATGCAAACATAAACAAGAAAATTAACCTAATATCAAACAAAAAAATAGCACTTAATAGCCACTTTATTTGTGTCTACTAAGTGCTATTAAATGCCGCTTTAAGAGTATCTAATTTTGTAATTTAGCTTTAATACCCACTATTTCATCAGATGTAAATTTATCGCCATTTATCTACTGGTGCAGATGGTGCTTCATTCTTTTCTAATAGAACTTTCTCTAAATCCTCTACTTTGGTGATGAGGTATGCTATTGCTTTAGGCATAGCTTCAAAGGTTATCTCTTCCTTCATTATACATAACTACTGGCTTCATTTAGGTATTCGATTCCTGCCATGATAGAAAAAGAAAACCGCTACCTCGAATGAGATAAAGGTGCAAAAGAATAAACAAAACAAGCCTACACCCAGGTGTACACCTAGGTGTAAATATTAGTATTCTTTGTCAATATCTATTTTTATTATAGTCGCTTGTTAGCTTCATATAGATGTCGTTTACCCTTTGACAAAAGGCTGCTTGTATTTCTTTCTTGTCCATAATCTTATTATTTTAGTTCAACAAATGTATTGTTTATTGATATTATCAACCATTCTGATTCAGCCATTGTTCTCACATATTCTGCAAGGTTTTCCTCTGTTCCGAGGATTCGTTCAGTTGTTACACGTCTTGTTTTGGGATTCATCACTGTTATTGTCCAATCTGCTTTCATAATTGTGTATATTGCGCAGGGCTTTCGCCCTGCTGGTTAAACTTATCTTTTATCTATTACCAAATAATGGTCTGCTAAACACTTTACCCACTGTATTCTGTATTTCTTTGAAGCACATCTAAATTCAATGTCTCTTATAGCAGAAAGGATGTCAGACACGTTCTCATTATAATATTTCGCAAGTATAGTTAGTACGTGATAGCTTTCTTGTGGTGTAAAGTGCAAAGAACTTCTATATCTCTTTGCTGTCTCATATACTCTCTTTGAGAATGATTCAATAGTTTCAAAATCTTCTTTTCTATAATTGAAGAGGTCTGTTGCTTTCATTGCTCTTATATTTTAATTGTTAGTAATATTGGATTCTTTCAGTATTGTAAAGATACTCATAATCAGCGAATTATCCAAACATTTAGACAATTATTTTAGTCGCAAATCGTTCAGAATCAAAGATTTAACTTTTGACATAAAATCGAGTAGGAGCATGAGGATTATTTCCTCATGCGTCCTCTCACACCACCGTACGTGCCGTTCGGCATACGGCGGT